TTTTCTCTGATGTATTGTGCTCCGTGTTTGACGTAGATAGAATTGACATCTTCTCCATCCCCAAATGATACGGTTGTGACTGGGAGTTCTCTGGATAAACTCGCGGCAAACTCTCTTCCTGGGGCATCGCCGTCGGCAAAGACGAAGATACGCTCGAAGTCTGCGAGAAGTCTAGTGTAGTGCTTCTTCCAAGAATTCGCTCCAGGAACACCAACGCAGGGTATTCCCACCAACTTTGACATAGTGAGCGCGTCAAGTTCCCCTTCGCAGATGCCAATCCAGTCACCAGCGTATTCGATATCAAGTACGTTATACATCCGAGTATCAACACCGACCATACCCATATACTTTGGTTCAACAGCAGGGTTAAGAGAGCGGAAGCGGAGGTCAACAACGCCAGTCTTCGTAATGTACGGTATACTAAGACGTCCAATGTATTGTTCATGTCCTGGTTCAGGCTCCTCTACTACGCCTAATCGCGCCTGACGTGCTACTTCCCGCGTTATTCCCCGACTTGCGAGGTAATCTTCCGCCAGAGAGATGCTTCCCGCGTACTTCTGTGTGGCTCTGCCCAGTAATTCCTTCTGCGATAGACTTTGCTTCACGTATATCACACCCTTCTTTCTTTGCAATTATTTGAATGCTATTGCCTTGCATACCACACGCGAAGCAATTAAAAATGTTCTGCCTTGTATTAAAACTTGCACTTGCGTGACTATCATTATGGAACGGACACTTGACGTTTACTTGTCCGCTTGTTCTGTTAATGTTGGCGCCGTAGTGCTTGAGCACCGACACTATGTCTGGTAAATCATCCACCAAATACATCGCCCAACCTTAATACTAAATAGGAATCGGCTATGGACTTTCCTCTAGCCTTGATAACGAGTGCTGGGAGAACCAGTTCTTCCCCAAGCGCTCTTGCTTCCGCATAATTTTTTGCTTCTGTTTGAGCCTCTTTCGTCCAACCGCTGAGGTCAATAGCGTTGCCCGCCCCTGGGGCTTTACATTCAAGGATGCCGATTGATGCGTTAATGAAGTCTGCACGGACGACAACGTCGCCTTCATCTTTGCTACCTCGTCGAGCAAGGCGTTCAGCGTCATATCCAAGTCCTCTAAAATAGTCTTTGATGTCTGTTTCATAAGTTGCCCCCCGAGCCTTGTGGCTCTTTCTAGTTGTCACGTGTTCTCTGGAATATCGTCGATGTACATATACTCTGGATTAAATGCTAACCAAGTCATAAGCGTTCCGTTCGCGTCGGCTCTTCCATAGCGATTTTTGACTGATGCCACGCCCATTGATGTGCCAACTGTGCCGAGCGTACAAATGAGAGCAGGGAGTTGGGATACTTTGCCTTGGATGGCGCTTCTTGGCTGGCAAGGATTTCCAGGAACTGCTTCCGAAGTGTGATGTAAAACCACAATTGCAGCGTTAGTCGCTCTCGCAAGGTACTTCAACTCCTTCATAATTGCTCTCATAGAAGCGAATTCTTCGCCTCCATCTGTTGCAACATCCATAAGGTTGTCCAAGACGATGAGAGATGGACTGCATCCCCATAACTCCTCAAACGCTTGGACTTCCTCATCGATGTCTTCTAGTGTAGGTGATGATTCAAACGACCAGACTATATGACTTCCTTTTTGGAGGACTGCTTTCGTCCAACCAACATCAGTATTAAGTTTCTGTTCTACATCTGACTGACTCTTCCCCGAAATCATAGATGCTAATCTCATAGCCATTGTATGTGCGTTGGTATCTGCTGATATGTACAACGTAGGAACATTGGTCTTGAGAGCAAGCGCTAGGGCTAGTGTTGATTTACCAGCCCCAGGTGCGCCTGCAAACATTGAAACTTCTGAACGACGTATGATAATCTTGTTCGCTTCAAATGCTCTAAACGAACTAGGTAGGGGTTCTCCTCCGATAGAGGCGCGTCCTACTGACCGTACTAGCGTTCTCATCGGCTCCCTTTCTAGTTAGTTTAAAATGGAAATTGTTCTTGTTCTAGTTGACTGGCTTGCATTGGTCCGCGCCCTGAGGCATCGGACAGACCCACATCGCGTAAGGATTTCCCGTCTTGCTGGAGATTCCCGACTTGTACTTGCGAGGGCCGTGCTGGCACGTCGGTCCACCCTGTACTGGAGCCGCTGCCGAAGCGGACGGAGCCTGAGCCTGGGGCGGAGTTGAGAATTGCGGAGGCATTGTGCTTGTAGTGGAATCGGTAGTCGACAGGGGGGCTAGGGTACCTGCTGCCGCTAGCATCCGCTGTGTTGCGTGAATCTGAGTAGAGTAATCTCCGATGCCTTCCAGAAGAACGCTCAACTCATCCGCGCTGTTGGCACGAATGTTGATTAGGTCTCCAGTAGGTAACTTATAGTTGACTTGTAACTTCCAGTCTTCAGCCATATTATTTATCCTTCTTGATAGAGAATTGACAGTACTCGGTTAGACCGCACATATACTGGCAACTGTTTGTGTTGGGCAAGAATAGCGCAGCCTTACGTGATTTGTCAAATGTTTCTATAAGGTACTCCATCTTCTCCCTAGTGTACTCGGATAGGTCTACCATCTCGGAGATGTTATTCCCGCGAGACATATAGTACGTACCCCACTTGACGTCGATACCAAAGGTTTCTTGGATACCTAGTCGATAGAAAGCAAGTTGTAGGTTGCTGGTAGGTGTGGATTGCGAGGTCTTTAAGTCTACGATAACTAGTTCGCCATTGACCTCAAAGACGCGGTCGATAATCATCTTGACGGCTACGTCCTTGATGATTGGGGTTAGGGCAAGTTCAATACCTGGGTTGCCATCTGGTGCTGACCAGATTTTCCAAGAAGGGTTAGCCTTGCGCCAGTTGATATAACCTTCAACCCACACAGGGCCTTGGTTATTCCAGAAGTTGATATCTTCTTTGTTAGGGTTAGCCTTGGTAGCGCGACCACCAATACGAGCATTGGTTAGGTCTGTATCACCCTTGCAGGAGTTCCAAGACTCAACCCATAGGTTTTGGATATCATTTATCATAGGTTATCCTTGTCGTAGGTTTCGCAAGCAAGGTGGAAGGCTGAGCCTCCGACTGACCACACAGATGGGGCTTCCTGCTTATTAAGCAGTCTGCCGAGATAGTACTGGTACCCACACGTGAGGTAGGTTGTGAACGCAGAGTAGGATATATGCTCTGGTAGTGTGTATTCCTCTAGTTTAATTGACATACAGACAGTATAAGCCTACAGTTGGGTATTTGTCAATTATTTAAATATTTGACTTTTAGCAAAAAGCCTGTATACTTAGTTATGTAAGTAATTATATATAATATAAAGGCCTTCGGCCTTATATAATATATAGATAATATAATACATTATACACACTAGGAGAAATATGTCAAACTTTACGGAGACGTTCGTAGCAGCACTTGCAGGTATCACAGTATTCTACCTACTGGAGGCGCTGTATTACGAGGTCAAGGCTCGCATCAACGGCAACAATTTCATCAAGTTCGTCGAAGACCTAGAGGATGAAACCTGGGATAAATAACCCTTAGAAACGACAAAAGACCCCCTCGCCCTAGTATAATCACTAAGGTAAGGGGGTTTCTTGTCTCTATGGGGCTGCTAAGGCCCTATATGAGGGTAATTACTTGGTCTTGCCAAACTCTGTTGAGTTAGGGTCTAGCGCCTTGAGCAGTGGGCCAGCCACAGCGGCTACGCCAGCGGCAAGCAATGCCTTAGGGTCTGTGACCCCTGCTAGGTATAGGGCGATTACTGATGCTACTGCCGCACGTAGGTAGGTTGCTGCTACTGCTTTAAGTTGATTCTTATTCATTTATTTTCCTTCTTCTTAGGTAGGGGCTTAGGGAGATTAGCCTTTACTTTATTGACTACTGTTGGCTTACCCAACCAAGGGAACCAAGGAGAAGTATCATCTCCAGAGGTGTCATTGATTGAGATATGCAAATGCTTGTTGTGCTGATTAATTCCAGTATAGCGTGCTTCGCCATTTTTCTTTGACCAAATCTTGCCGTGGAAGATTAAGTACTTTACGCGCTTATCTGCCTGCAACTTCTGGTATAGGTCAAAGCAATCAATCCCATCAATTGGGTCGTGAGTAAGGTCTACTCCATATCCTGTGTTGTGGTCAGAGTCAGGATTCTGATTGATATGAGCAGCAGAAGGCAGAAGCCCATCTGATGCCTTGTTGCGAGTTGGACGCAGAGCCGTTGCTTGACGCAGAACAGCAATTGCAGCAGGTGTGGCTTTCTTGGCTACAGGTTTCATTCATCACTTGCCTTTCTGGATAAGAATCTGATAGAGGATTTCTACTTTTTCTTCTAATCTAGTTACTGAGTCCTTTAGGGAACTGCCAGAGTTAGGCTTTAGTTCATAAAGGTAATGCTTGACTAGCCAGCGAACTGAACCCGCAAATGCAGATACTATTGCTATTACAGATACGATTAGCCCAGCCCAATTTGCTGTGGTCATTACATTGCACTCCTAGAGTTATACGGTACGGATAGTTATATTGATTACGCCACCAAAGCCGCTGAAACGCTTATCTGGTGGGGTCATACGGGTGAATGTTATTTGTTCAATAACAGCCTGACGAGACTCACCTGTGGTTAAGTCCTGCCAAGTTAGCACATCGCCATCTTCTTCGATGTCTTCAAGTGCAAGAATTTTCTCAAATGCTTTGCCTTCGTAGCCAATCATTGAGTTGTACCTATCTGTTTCTAGGTCGAAGCAGTAGACAGGGAATTGAATTAAGCGCTGACGTGGTGTAGCAATTGTAGCCTTGGCCTGGTATCCCTTAAAAATTGGACCTGCGCTTGTAGTGGTTCCATCACGGTAAAGAATGAACTTGTATGCTATGTACTCTTGAGCCGTTGATGGAGATGATGTACTAACCTCAATAGATGGAACAGATGAGTCATATGAAATATGGTCATACTCGATACCGTTCTTATCAACTGTTTCAAGGGTCATTGAACCTTTGGTAAAGTCGCCACGCCCAAGTAGACGCTTAAAGTTCTTAGGCTCTAGCGTTGCATAGCGAATGTTACCAGTAGTTAGGTATCCGCTAGTGCGAAGCGTTGCTGAGTCCTCTACGTATACAGCGCCATTAGCGCTAGATGCGTATGCTGTTGCAAACATAAGTCTATCTGCTGTAGTAGGGTCGGTGTTACCGTCAAAGCAACACGCTGTTGTAACGTGTCCAGTAATCCCATCAAAGTAGATATCGTTAGCATATGCAAAACGAAGGGTGTCTAACTCATTGTCTAGGTCAATACGGATAAGACCTGGTTCGCCAGCAACAGATGTTGCACACCAAACATAGTGGTCTCTTGCGGCAAAGTCAAAGCAAGGCTGTGTTGTTTCAACGATAAGTGGGCCGTATGTAAGTGAGCCATCTTGCTCGCTAACCTTTGCGACACGGACGCCCTTGTTGGTTCCAATCATTATGTATCCAAGATAGTGATAAATCTTATGGATGATTTCGCCTTCTGGCATTTGAGCAGCAATCTGTGCTGATGCAAGTACTGGCATTGAGCCATTGCTTGCTAGAGTATACTTTTCAATTGTTGATTGTGAGCCGTTGTATCCAGAGATATAAATTGCTGGGCCAGA